CCCCAAGTCGGTCTGGGATTTTACATACATTTTTGTTTTTTCGCCGACAGTGATGACGTCATACCCCAAATGATACCCGGTTGAAAGTAATGCCGCAGCAATCGCTTTTGCGCCTTGTGCGCCCTTTATATCGGAAAAAATGAAATGTTTGAATTTATGCCCGTAGCGAGCTTCGTCCTCTCTATCTAGTTTCCGAATATTCTGCAGAATATTTGCCAATTTAGGCGAGTTGATGACTAAACCCTTTGCTGTCTGGGTTGCATCGAATTCTGGCTTATCGAATTTATGGTGCTTCTCAACTTTCATCCAGTTGGACGTATTTCGGACACAATTCGGGTTAATTATAATTTGCTTTTCGGATTTCAATATCTTATCCATTTCTTTTACTTTTTGCACACTACTTGTTAAGCGGTTGAATGGTTCAATGACACGTTCTCTAAATTTTTCTTCCGATTCATCTATACTGATACCTAGATTAAGAACCCCGTTCTTCGACTGCCACGCGGCGGTTTCCCCAATAAAATCGGGTGTTGGAATAGAAGACGGCAAACTTTTTGATACGTTATTCGCCGACTGTTTCGTAGATGCATCTTCAACAGAGGAATCTACTTGTGAAGACTCGTCACTAGATGCGGTTGATTTAGATGATTCCGACATACTTGAAAGTTATATATTTTATGCATATTATATTTCATTTTTATGGTGAAATACCTGTGGTGCAATGAAATACCTGTGGTGCAATGAAATACCTGTGGTGCAATGAAATACCTGTGGTGGAATGAAATACCTGTGGTGCAATGAAATACCTGTGGTGCAATGAAATACCTGTGGTGGAATGAAATACCTGTGGTGCAATGAAATACCTGTGGTGCAATGAAATACCTGTGGTGCAATGAAATACCTGTGGTGCAATGAAATACCTGTGGTGGAATGAAATACCTGTGGTGCAATATGCGCGTAAAATGCGTTATATACAGACATCGTAACAAACTATAGATGGACGATTTTACTGTATCAAATTTGCATTCTTCGAGAGATGAATGGTGTGCCAGATTAGTAACTATATTGACTCCTCTCATCATTGAAGGATTAAAATCGATTTTCAACGAAGCGTGGAAGATGTCGATAGACAATGACGAAGCGTCTAAATATTTGATGACTTTCCAGAATCTACTTTGCCGTGTTCCCAAATGGAACGCCGAGATTATAGAGGAAGAACGCAAACGTATTATTGAGAGGAGCGGTTGCGGATATTTAGAAGATTTGATTACCTGTGTCCACGTTATTCAATTGAAAACACTCACTTGCATACGTGTGGGCAATAAACAGAAAAAAATTGACATAAGCATACCGAAATTGGACGCATTTTTACACAAAGCATATATTCACGCCGCACGCAAATCGTATATGAATGTGTATTTGTTTGAGAGGAATGTTAGTGCGCTTACTGTGCAAAAACACAACCGCGAACTGGAAATGATTGTGCAGGAATGTATTCTTGCCGCCATACGCGAAAGTATTCCAACTGAAGCAATTATTCGTGCTTATTTAGATGAATCTGTTGAACAAGATGAAGAAGTTGTAATTGAACCCGTCCAGGAAGAAACACCTGTAATCAAAGGGGGAGAATTAGAAGGAGAATCAGAAGGAAACCCGGCTGTTCAAATTCCTGCGGAAGAACCACCACCGGCATTAGTCCCTTCCGTACAAGACATTGATACAAAACCAGTTGTTACGCGACTAGCGTTCAATGATGTAGATGAAGCATTCGGAGGTGAATCTGGACGCGAAGAAGTTGTTGCACCGAAGAATATCGAGAGGCTGGAAGAAATAAGTGCAGCACGCAATTTACAGCGCAAATTGGAAGAAGAAGGGGCAGATGATGATGACGATGCACCTCTCGACCGAATCACAATAAAAGACGACTTGGATTTGGGAGATTTAGGATTTACCGATTTGAATGGGAAAACGGTAGAGGAGGACGACCTACGGTTGGATTTTGAAGAAATTATGTAATACCCCCGTTTATTGTTTCAAAATAAGTATTTCACTCTCCTGCGTTCGTATCAAGTTTCGCAAGAATTGGTCCATTGTATGCTCCTTCTCCAACAATTTTCGGCTCATATGAACCGCCATCGAATGATGCGATATCATACCCATTTTATACTGCGATTTCGTCACTAAGAACTGCGTCCGTATGCACACTATATTTACAATCACCAAACATAAACCTATCAGCAATACACTCGGTTCGCGGTAAAGCGCACCCATAAAGAAAAACATCCATCCGGTCATTAGCAGAATCATATATACGTCGTTCATACTGAGGCGCATATCCTCTACCTTGTCTACCCAAACATTCATCGTTGAGAGGAGACCTGCGAAAATCATAATGAAAAACATACTGATGTAATGGTATTTAGCTATAATGTTGCTACTATGTTTCATTCTTATGCCTATATCTCTATAGTCATAAAAATATAAGAAGATATTTCTAGAATAACCAAGAATCCAAATCAATATCTGCAACTAAATACCGCCGTTTTATTTTGTCGACCATTAATTTGTTTATAAAGTCACGTTTTTTCTGCTTGATAACCTGTATTTCTGATATTATGCTTTTCAGTGTAAAAGACGGGCGCCAATTGTTGGCACAGCTAATAGAGGAACAGCAAAAACAGTCGTACCCAGTTATGCGTCTAAATTGTCTGCGGTCATTATTCATCGTTGTTCTTAGAAAATCAACATAAGGACGATTTTGATAAAATATGCGCGGAGGACGGAATGGATAATCGTAAGTAATCACAAATCCATATGCATTCCATTCGTTTTGTTGGTTAGTACTGTATATATTTACGCGTACTTCGTTTGTATCCGTCAGTTCTAACTCGATTTTATTATCGTTCTCCGTATTATTTTGTTGCATCCCTATCAACTCTTTGTGAAGCCGTTTCTGGAATACGTGGAATTTGAAACGTTCCAGAATATTTTCGTGGTCTATGTTCATTTACCATATTCTATTTGCAGTATTTATTCTATATTCTTTTACTATTTGCGGAATTGTCCCTCGGTCTATCCGAATGTGGGCCCAAAGGCGGGCCTCCCGTTAGGGAGGCCTTGTGTCGCTTCAACCAAAGGTATCTTCGATTTAACCAAAGGTATCTTCGATTTAACCAAAGGTATCTTCGATTTAACCAAAGGTATCTTCGATTCAACCAAAGGTATCTTCGATTCAACCAAAGGTATCTTCGATTCAACCAAAGGTATCTTCGATTCAACCAAAGGTATCTTCGATTTAGAGGGACAATTCCACTAATAGAGGTTAACGTCTATTCGCGGAATTGTCCCTCTAAATCGAAGATACCTTTGGTTGAAGCGGCACAAGGCCTCCCGTTAGGGAGGCCCGCCTTTGGGCCCACATTCGGATAGACCAAGGGACAATTCCGCTATCACTTCGTATCACTACGTAGTGGCGTTTGCCGATATTCATATAGATTTTTAACCTCTATTCATACAGATTAAAAATCTGTATGAATAAATGCAAACGCTATATAGCGGAGTTGTCCCTCGGTCGCTCCGCTTCAAGAGGGACAATTCCGCGAATAGACGTTAATCTATATGGGTAGAGGTTAAAATCCAGGTGCATCGGTAAATACCGGAGCAGCACCATCGGGTATTACTTTTGCATCCGTTATCGTATTCACAAATTCACTGATTTCCTTGTTTGAGTTGAAGAAGAAATAACCGGCAATCAGAGAACTTGCAAATACAATCACCATATCTCTTACAAAGAACTTGAGAGGTTTCATTTCACTCTTTTTATCGATGAACTTGAATTCTACGAATTTGAATACGCAGAAAATCAATGTAGTGATAATAGCGACAATTAGCATATTTTCCATATCCGCAAAAAAAGTTATATATTATTGTGTAGAACGGAGATGCCTAAACCTTTACGCGTTTCTGAAACAAATATACATTGCGTATCTTACCTGATTTGCCACCGACCAATCCGATTTTCCCGCTATATTGAAACGCCGTTATCTGATTTACTCGTTTAAATAGAAATTCCTGTATTTTACCCGCAGATGTATCGTCGATATGAATTGCGAAGAATGCTTCCTCTGCCAAATGTGCCGCGGTTAATATAAACAGGGGTTCATAGAATTCCGCATACCAATTGCGAAAAGTAGGATTATCAGGACTGTATTCTTCATAGTCGAAGAACGGTGGACTCGTAAAAGCAAAATCGAACATTTCGTCGCCTAATTGGTTCGCGCCCGTCTCAAACGGTTCGGAATAGATTTCATATTGATTGTCAAATTCTATATGACGCTCTGCTTCCTTTCGAACACGATTCCCGAAATCGGCCTGGATTTTCTTGTATCCTTCTACGAGACGAATATTAGGGTCAAATCCGATATAACGCTGTACGCAGTTGGATGATAGAGCACCGACCATACGGTCTCCCCATCCAGCACACGGGTCAAGCACTTTTGCTGCACCGAAATACTCATAGATGGATTTTGCATACATTGGCATAAATGTGGTGGCAATCTTGTAATTGTATTTTCTGGCCAATTGCCATTTCGCCTCATTCGGGTCCTTTGTCAGAATAACTTCATTTGCTAACCCAGAACGCGGGTTTTCCCATATTTCTGCAAAACTGTTGAGTGTGGTTATACGTCCGGTTTTTGGGTTGTTTAGTTTTAGACGAGTTTTCAGGATTTCGCGTTCTTGGATAGCACGCGTATAATCCGCCGGTTTGTCGTCGCGGACCTTATAGACAATTTCATATGCTGGATTGTCTATCGAATACTCGGGTAATTCTTCGCGGATTCGGGTGCGATAAGATTCCAGTTCTTCTGGCTGAAGCGCGTTAATGAGAAGAGGCATCGAGGTTGCCATAGTATAATTGGAGGCAGTGTTGTTGCATATGAATATGTAATATGCAACAATTGTTTTAGTTCAATTTTATTTTTATTTTTACGTTTGTGGCGGTTAATGCCTATCCGTTTAGGTTAAAAATCTATATGAGTTTCGGCAAACGCCACTACGTAGTGATACGAAGTGATAGCGGAGTTGTCCCTCAATAAGCGACACAAGGCCTCCCGTTAGGGAGGCCCGCCTTTGGGCCCACATTTGGATAGACCGAGGGACAATTCCGCGAATAGACGTTAAAAATATTCTTTTTTCACCAAATCAATGTTCAATCCATATCGGCGGACTTTCGACTCATCTAATTTTGCCGCATCTGTAGGATTCATCAAGAACTGTGAAAACGCAGAATATTTCAATTGTTCTTGCGGTGTATGGGCGTGTACATTACGAGCAATCATCTTATATAGTTTGAACCCAGGGTATCGTTCCTCTCCACTTCGGCGATACATAACATTTTTGCCGTTATCATCGAGACACCATCTATAGATAGTCTCTTGAAAATCGTCACGCGGTTCATCTTCGTTATCAATAACAAAATCATATATCGATGTGCCTAATCGGCACAAATCAAAACTCAAGTTGGGTTCTATACGCGGATGCTTCTCATTGAAATATGGTTCTGTATTGTATTGTGAATGAGCGTCGCCTTTCGGCGCGAAACTATCACTGCAATAAATTCGGTTCTTAAACTTGTAAATAGCGCGCCCGAAATCAATGATTTTGAATATCTTGCCATACGTCGGCACTCTATAAAACAGGTTGTCGTATTTGTAATAAAGGAACTCGATATCTGTATTGATATACATTACATTGTTTGTATGCAAATCATTATGTGTGAAATGAAACGCTTTTTGAAACGCGATGAGAGACATAATAATTTGCATCATATATGCAGCACCATTGTTGGCGTCAATCTCGTGGTCCATAAATAATCGGTCCAATGTTCCATCACATTTTTCTAAGAAAATGAGATTGGTCGGAAAATTGTCTATATAAGCATATGCGTCGCTTTCATCCTCTGTATCATCGTCTCCATATTCTGTTTCTGAATCGGATTCATCATTTTCTTCTGTATTAGTGTTATTATTATCTTCTTGGTTGTTTTCCTCTTCTTCATCATCTTCCTCTTCTTCCTCTTTTGCCTCTTTTTCCTCTTCTTCCTCTTCTTCATCATCTTCCTCTTCCTCCTCTTCTTCTGAACTGTTGTCAGACATTGCATATTCGCAAGATATATTGACTTTGTTATCGGCATCCTTATCCATATGGATATGCAAAGGTTCATCTATACTAATAATATCTGCGCTAAGGTCGGCAATATCTATTTCGTCCTCTAATACCAACCGTTTCTTATTTGCTCTTGAACCAATGCCAGTGAAATCGTCAAACGTTTCACCACAACAAATTGTGAATCCTTTTCCGATATTATCCATAAAATAATCGGATTGGTGTAAATAGTCCAAATCATCCGTGATGGTTGCTTTAAATACTTTTTGCAATGCTAAATATGAACCGTAGAAATCGATTGCATTTAGCATATTGTGTTGGTATTTTAGCCGACTACTTAGATAGGAGAAGAAACCGTCAATATAGGAGGCGTTGTTTTTGTCGTATATTTTTTGGCAGCATTCGGATTGGTTAGTTAATTTCGGTAAGACACGAATGTTTCTGGTATTGGCGTATTTTCCGACTAAGTAGTGGACAGGGTCAAGAAGAGGCGAGCATTTCACGTGGTATTTTTTTTCCGAGTTGTCGATATCGGATAATATATCGTGATTGGATGATTTGATAGTATCATTTTCAATATAATATTGCTGATTTAACCCGACGCGATTAAAATTGGTATCGTTTAAAACAAAAAAGTCAGTATAGAGAGGATTGAAAGCCTGTATTGCATGGACAGCAAATGGATTATAATTATGTTGATTGTCGTATTCGGTTGCAACATATTGTTTTGCTAAAGAATCGATATTGAGAGGTCTGACTTTTCTATATTGAATATCAATCGACGGCATTTTATTTAAGAATTGTAAATGATACGTATATTTAGGACGAAAGAACTATTTGTTCGCAATTATACGCCAGCGTAATAGAACTAAAGTATGTATATATGGATTTTCTTGTATTTATACATTTTGTTATAATTTTGATTGTAGTATCAATGCCATTTTGGCCAATAGAATATTTACAATATGGGGTTTATATACCGTTACTCATATCAATTATGTGGATTTTTTGCGATGGTTGCCCACTTACGAAGCTACATAATCCAGACGGCGGAAGCGACAGTTTCTCCAACGGTATTCTACGTATTTTTATACCTGATGCATCGATAAGCCTTACCCAACACGTAAATACATTTATATTGGTATTTATCACAGTGATTGGATTTAGAAGATTGGACTCTCATTGTAAAAGTCCGTTAGTTGGTTAACGCCTATTCGCGGAATTGTCCCTCTTGAGGGACAACTCCGCTATATGGCGTTTGCCGAAACTCATATAGATTTTTAATCTATATGAGTAGAGGTTAACGTCTATTCGTGGAATGGTCCGCGCAAATATATACAATAGATTTTATACATTTAGTGTAACAACAACACAGCATAATAATGAATCTGGATTTAAAAAAGTTTGATATGCGATGGATAACATTCCATCCGAATGAAAACAAAGGTCCAGTGATAGTATTAATAGGGAGAAGAGATACGGGAAAATCGTTTTTAGTGAAGGACCTGCTTTTCCACCACCAAGATATTCCGGTGGGATTGGTTATTTCAGGCACAGAAATAGTCAATAATTTCTATTCGCAGATTGTGCCTAAACTCTTTATTCATCAGAAATACAATACTGCATTAATTGACAAGATTTTGCGGAGACAGCATCAGGTGGTGAAGAGGTTTAATTCGGAGATGGAGACGTATAAAAGGGCAACCATTGACCCGCGTGCTTTTGTTATATTGGATGATTGTTTATATGATGCTAGTTGGGCGAGGGACGAATTAATGCGAATGCTTTTTATGAATGGCCGTCATTGGAAAGTGATGTTAATTATAACAATGCAGTATCCTCTCGGTGTCCCGCCGGCATTGCGAACGAATATTGATTATGTCTTTGTATTGCGCGAACCGACTTTAGGGAATCGGCGACGTATTTGGGAAAATTACGCAAGTATGTTTCCAACACTGGAACTCTTTTGCTCAGTGATGGACCAAACAACGGAGAACTACGAATGCTTGGTTATCCATAATAACGCAAAATCAAGCAAAATAAATGAACAAATATATTGGTATAAGGCCGAGAATCGGCCGTCTTTCAAGTTGGGTAGTAAAGAGTTCTGGGAAAAATCGAAGGAGTTATGCAGTGATGATGAAGATGAGTTTGATGCGAGCAAGGCGAAAAAGAAGGCGGGTCCACAAGTGACAGTGAAGAAGTCTAAATGGTAAAGGGTAAAGAAAACCGAGGTTACTACGAAGTGCCTTTGAAACCTTCCTTTTTCTTTAGTGGCCCTCTTTGTTAGACAAAGGGAACCGATGGTTACTGCCATCCTTTTTCAGGCCGCTGACGCGGCCCTCTCGTTAGCCTCTACCCACATATATTAACGTCTATTCGCGGAATTGTCCCTCGGTCTATCCAAATGTGGGCCCAAAGGCGGGCCTCCCTAACGGGAGGCCTTGTGTCGCTTCAACCAAAGGTATCTTCGATTTAGAGGGACAACTCCGCGAATAGACGTTAGATATTCTTACGGAGGAAACCAATGTTCTGAAAACCTACGGTTTTCTGAGTAGGAAACCATAATGAGTTCCGATTGCAAACAGCTTAACGTCTATTCGCGGAATTGTCCCTCTAAATCGAAGATACCTTTGGTTGAAGCGGAGCGACCGAGGGACAACTCCGCTATCACTTCGTATCACTACGTAGTGGCGTTTGCCGAAAAGAGGTTAACGTCTATTAGTGGAATTGTCCCTCTTGAAGCGGAGCGACCAAGGGACAACTCCACTATATAGCGTTTGCATTTATTCATACAGATTTTTAATCTGTATGAATAGAGGTTAAAGAATAGACTTCCTATTTTCTTATGCGTCCAAAAACAAAATGTATTATTCACAAGCAAGAGAGGATATATTTTTGAATACCGAGATTTTTAAGAACAAGCGAAATGGCGTTTATATTGAATTGGGTGCATTAGACGGAGTATTATATTCAAATACAAAATTCTTTGAAGATACATTGCAATGGACTGGAATACTGATTGAACCGCATCCATACAAATTCGAACAATTGAAAAAGAATCGTCCGAACAATTTTCTTTTCAACAATTTAGTTAGTTGTAATGCGGACCCATTGGTATTTCGCTACTTTCTAGACCATCACGCCGCGGTTTCGGGAGTAGAAACAACCTTGCCACCTAAGCATTATGACAACTATTTTAATCATCCAGATTATGTCCGTATCGGATTACCGCAAGGTCGTATTGTAATAGCTCCCACTAAGTTGTCGGACATTGTAAAACAGACGAATCTAACTCATATTGACCTGCTTTCTCTCGATGTAGAAGGACACGAATACGAAGTATTGCAATCGTGGGATTTTTCCGTGCCAATCGACGTGATTCTAATGGAAGTATTGGGCGACCAGCCAGAAAAGGATGATTTGTGCAGACAAATACTACTTAAGAACAATTATCGATTTTTAGCAAAACAAGAACACAACGAAATATTTGTGCACAATGACTACCAATTTTAGCATAGGTTATCTGTTTGGTGAGAAGCAATTGAATACGAATGATAACGAACAAGAGCACATTTGCACATTCACGCGATTTGCCTTCACATCCGGTTCGATTTCCACCCCGACTTTGTTATTGCTCAATGCCTCTACTTCTTGGTCTTGGTCCGTGTTCTGGTCTTTATTTTGGTCTTGGTCTTGATTCTCAGAAGACATACTATCTATATTCTGCATAATATAATTATCACAGTAATAATTACATTATCTTATACATTTGCAGTAAATTTACTTACTTGCATTCTCTAACGCAGCACGTAATTGTTCTGCGTGTGCTTCCGTACTATCGGTATTTGCAGCTTCTCGCTCCTCGAAATTGACACGTTCCTTCACACCAATCAGATTGCCTTCTTCGTCAATTGTCTGTGTCAATACATTGCCACTCTTCTTCGCCAATTCGATATTCTCCATAATAGCCTTTTTCTTCGCCTCTTTCACACGCTGGTCAAATGCTTGTTTAGCGCGTTCTTCGTTCTTCAACTTTTCACTGTGCAATTGGTTGAGTTCCTCTTCCATAAACTCGACACGTCCAGTCTTGTAGGCATCCGGGTCCCAAGGAATCCAAATACCAACAGGTCCGACGAAAATATCGTGGTTCGGGTCGGTCTCGCGTAGCTTTTTGCATCGCATTTCCGCCTCTTCTTGTGTATTGAAAACTCCGCGAATTTTGAGTCCCCGAGTAGAAGTTTGAAACGCGTGTTCTCGATTGAATTGAAGATTTAGCGATTCTTCGTGTTTATCACAGAAAGTTCGGAAATGTGATTCAAACTCTTCTTCCCTCAGTTTGGTTTCCTCAGATTTAGCAAAATCGTTGAAATTTTAAGTTAAGTCTTCGATATTCGCGTTATACTTGTATGCGACGAAATTTAGGAAATCGCCAAACTTTGACATTGTTTTACTGAATTCCCATTGCTTTATAAATTGGTCAAATAAGAATCCTTCACGTTTCTTCAGTATGTTTTCGGGGGATACAAAACTGATACAGGCGAATTTTTGGCCAGCAATAGGTAAATCCTCGTCACATAAATCGACATATTTAGGATTCGCTTTTCCATTCGGTAGGGTTTTTCTTTCAAATGCAATGTTAGGAGTCGCCATTGTTCTGGTTGCGGCCGGTATGAAACATATTTAGCACATTCGGTTTAAATGGTTTGAATACATAATTTCATTTGATATTTTGTTTTAGTATAATATACTTTAACAAATGAGCGCTGTTAATATTGGAGAACTTGTTCGCCGAGCAATCAAATACATCATTGAAGGTCTCGTTGTTGCTATTGCAGCTTATGCAATTCCTAAGGTTTCAAAACTCAGTACTGAAGAAATTGTCATCATTGCTTTGACTGCTGCTGCCACATTCGCCGTGTTGGACGTGTTCGTCCCCGCAATGGGCTCATCTGCCAGAAATGGTGCTGGGTTAGGCATTGGTCTCAACCTTGTCCGATTCCCAGGTGGATTCTAAGAACGAAGAAGAATAGTGGGCCTTTGGCAAAAACGCAAGTGCATTAGCAAAACGCAAGTGCATTAGCAAAACGCAAGTGCATTAGCAAAACGCAAGTGCATTAGCAAAACGCAAGTGCATTAGCAAAACTATACATTTCAATTCTGCACTGGTGCGGTGTAGTAAACCGTTTGCGGTATTCCTATTTAGTATATAATTATAAAATCGTCATCATAATGGCGAAAGAAATACAGATGAGTGAAATATGTATTTTTATAATGAACGCACTCGAAAATGGATGGAAAGTAAAGAAACGTAAAGATTCTTATATTTTCTCGAAAAAACACGAAGGTAAGAAAGAATATTTTAAACGTGGATATTTAGAAACATTCTTGAACGACAATATGAAATGAACCGTTATTATATAAATGTTGTATTTATTTATGATATTTTATGCATTTCATAACGTATAAAATATTTTAATTATTCTCAATAAAATAATTACTTCGGTATAATTTAAATATTTTGGCGTAATTGATAATTTTATTTTATTTAGGAATAATATAATTAACCCGAACCAAAATGGGAGGAGCCCTTATGCAATTAGTCGCCTATGGCGCACAAGATGTTTTCCTAACAGGAACACCCGAAATCACCTTCTGGAAGGTGTCTTACCGCCGCCACACCAACTTTGCCATGGAGAGCATTGAACAGACATTCTCTGGACAAGCCGACTTTGGCCGCCGCGTTACTTGCACCATTGCCCGTAACGGTGATATGGCTTTCCGCACATACCTGCAGGTCACTCTTCCTGAGATTAACCAGAACATGAAGACCGCCAACACCGATGGTGTGTTTGCTCGTTGGTTAGATTTCCCTGGTGAGCAACTCATTGCCCAGGTTGAAGTCGAAATCGGAGGACAGAGAATCGACCGCCAATATGGTGACTGGATGCACATCTGGAATCAATTGACTCTCTCCTCTGAGCAACAAAAGGGATACTACAAGATGATTGGACACACCACCCAATTGACCTACATCACCGACCCCGCGTTCGCTGATATCACAGGTCCTTGTGCCTCCACTGGAGGAGTTTCCCAAGTGTGCGCTCCCCGCAAGGCTCTCCCTGAAACAACCCTCTACATTCCTCTCTTGTTCTGGTTCAACCGCAACCCCGGTTTGGCGTTGCCCCTTATCGCTTTACAGTTTCATGAAGTCAAGATTAACATCGATTTCCGCCCCATTGGTGAGTGCTTGTGGGCTGTCAGCAGTTTAACTGCTGACGATGCGACCCGCTCGGTTGCCCAGGCATACCAGCAATCCCTTGTTGCGGCTTCCCTCTACATCGACTACATTTTCTTGGACACCGATGAGAGACGCAAGTTCGCCCAGAATCCCCACGAGTACTTGATTGAGCAGCTCCAATTCACTGGTGATGAATCTGTTGGTTCCTCCAGTAACAAGATTAAGCTCAACTTCAACCACCCCTGCAAGGAACTCATCTGGGTTGTCCAACCCGATGCCAACGTTGATTACTGCGCGTCCCTTGAAGGTGGAAACACTCTCTTCAACTACACTGATGCCATCGATGCCCTCCCCAACGCTATCCACGCGTTTGGCGGACCCGTCGAGACATCAGGCGCCAACGCCTTCATCAACGCTTCCGGCCTCTTCCAAATGGGAGGTGCTATGGATTCCGTTGCTACCGCGGCCTCTGCAACTGCTGCCCAATGGGGAGGCTCCAACCCTCTGGACTTCTCCAACCCTGCTGCTGGTGCTCCTTCTGGCTCGACTGTCTCTGATGCTGGAACTTTCGTTCTTGCCGAGACTGCTCTTGACCTCCACTGCTGGGGTGAGAACCCAGTCGTCACTGCTAAGTTGCAGTTGAACGGCCAGGACCGATTCTCTGAACGCGAAGGAAGCTACTTCGACGTTGTTCAGCCCTTCCAACACCACACTCGCCACCCCGACACTGGAATCAACGTGTATTCCTTTGCTCTCCGCCCTGAGGAACACCAACCCTCGGGAACCTGCAACTTCTCTCGCATTGACAACGCTGTTCTCCAATTGGTGCTCTCCAGCCCAACTGTCTCCGGAACTGCCACTGCCAAGGTGAGAGTGTATGCAGTCAATTACAATGTCCTCCGTGTTATGTCAGGCATGGCAGGCGTAGCGTTAAACTACTGTTTACTCATCAACTACTTGTGGTTGGTGTGTTTAATTAAGAATAGCGCAGAAAAGCAACCTGATGCAAACAACCAGGCAATGTTTGCAATTACTTCGGTTTGACTCCTGGATTATAGTCAGTTGCTAGTGCGACAATTAGAGTCGTGCAAAACCACTGGTTGCGGGGAACCCGTTAGAGCATTTAGTACCAAGTATGTCTGGGAAACCAGCGTATGGCCGAGAACAGAACTCGGATATGGTAATAATCTAAATGATTCGGAAATCCGCAGTCGAGTGTCTAAGTCCGTTATGCTAGGATATGACACCGATTCAGAGAACGGTAAGCGGTTGGTTCGCAATGAAGGTCTAAGCAACCTGAGCGGGCTTAAGGTACGTTCCATCCCCCTTTGGAAACTTAGGGGTAGTCGAGATTCAAATTAAACATTTTAGTTATAGTAATCATAAAAATATAAAATCAAATAAAAATGTTTTATTCAATCGTAAAACATTTTTTGGTTGGAAACGTATATTTTTCATTACGTAGCATAATCCAAATGCAATAATTACATTTGCAGTAATCAACATTTT